GCATCAGACGCGCCCCTGTAATAGACGGAACCGCCCCAAGCAGCTTCACCCCATGTGCCGGAACCCCAGCCGCCCTCGGCCATATCACGCCTCGTCTAATTCATCTTCGGTAAACCAACGCTCTTGTTCAACGCCGTTTACATCTGCCCATTTAACCAAATAGGTTATTTCGCCCTCTTCACTCATGTTCAATTTAGTGATGGGGCCCTCTGGAATGACGGCTTTCAATTTTACAAGATCGCCACGTACAAATTTTGTTGGCATGTTAGCTCCTTAAGTCGCAGTCAAGCTGAATGTGTAGGTCACGTTCAATGTGTCGCCAGAGGCCACAACACGATCACCGGGTGCTGAAAAATCAGAAGCAGAGAACAACACACCGGTAGTTCCGCTCTTGGTGTTGTTGCTGATCAGGAAAGCCCCGCCCACTGTAGCTGTTGCATTAATGGTGTATGAAGCGGGTGAAGCAGAGTTAGAAGCCACTGAAGGATTCGCTGTAGTGGGTGTCCCAAAAGTACAAACAGGTCGAGTGGCATTGCTATAGGGTACGATTTCGGTAAAACCGGGATGGGATGCTGCGGTGTCGGTGGCGGTCGGATTGTTGGTAGCCGATGCGCCGTACAAACCAATATACCATGCGGCGGTATAAGAACTGCCGGTAAAGTACTTGGCATTCATGTCTTGCAGACCTTGGTTCACTACAAGGTTGTGGAGTTCCTGAGACCACTTGACTTGACCGTCTGCGCCCACACACTCAAGCGTGTAAACGCCGCAAGCAGAAGCTTTGTCTGCATTGCCAGCCGCGCGGGTCAGAGATGCTGCTACAACATCAACTCCAGAAGATTTATCTAACATCATGTTTCGCTCCTTATGCGATACGTATAATTGCCGAAGTATTGGTAACAGCGGGAAACTGCACCGTGAAAGTGGTGGTAGAGGTTTTGTCGTTACCAAAATCTAAAACACAAACCGTTGGATTCCCGCCGCCGCTCTTATAAATCAAAGCCCCGCGAGCGGTTAAAGCAGCCGTCCAAACCGCGTTAGCAAAAGACAAATAAGCAACGTCGCCGGAATTTCCTATTGTAGGTGTTTGATCTACCGTGAGAGTGTAACCTCCGGCGGTGTATCCACTAGCCACAACTTCACCGATAGACGTGTAAACGCTCGTTGTCTGATCCAATGTGGCTTGGTTTGTGTACAAAGCAATCTTGAATGTGTCGGTCGTAAAGTTGTATTGACCATTCGCAAGGCCAGTCTTGAACACATTGCAGGAAAAATTTCCAGTAAACGCCATTACGTCACCGCCTGTCTAAACTGACCAGAACGATAAGCATCTTGACGCTCCATACCGTCGCCAAGGCGTTTGGCAAGAGCAAGAGCTTCGGTGTACTTGCCGTTGTACAAAGTGACCATGTCGGCCTCACCCTTCATGTAGGTGATAGCCTCTACCAGAGTGCCGTACAACAAAACGCTGTCAAAATTGTCGCCTAGCCATGTAGTGGCGGCTGTCACAATTGATTCTGGATAGTAATAATAGTGTAACTCTACGTTGTAGACCGCATCTGGGGTTGGGCCTAGGATAAACGAAAGTTCGTTTGTAATGATGCTAGATACGACCGTCGGGCCAAACAAGGCATAGTACTTTGGGGTGGCGGTATCGGTCGCTTTTGGATACGCCTGACGAATAAAGTTCACATCTTTGTTTAAAAGAAACTCTTGCCCGTCAACAGTTTCAACTGCCATAGAGTACACGGCCAAGAAATCACTTGGGCACGACAAATACTTGTTGTTAGTAGCCGTAACACCTGTTACGTTTTTACGTATGGAGGGGAACTGAACGGAGTTGTAGATGCGCTGCTCCGCCTGCTTAATGAATGTATTCATATCAGCAGTGGGGAACGTGTTCTCTGTGTAATCAGAGACGGCAGTTACAAGCTCCGTGTAGTTCACGCCATTGGCCCCCGGGCCATCACGCCTTTAGTGGCTGCGCCTGTGCCGCGAATCTTAATTCCATCCGTCTTTACGGGGCGGTCAGATTCCTTTTTCATGGCTGCAATACTTGGATTGAGCGTATTGAGGTTGCTCTTGTCCACGCGAGTGTCTTTAACTTCCCCGCCGCTCATGGTGTGTGGTTGGGCATAGACGCTGGCTTGACCAACTTCTTTGCCCATAAGTTTTTTGCTGAATGTAGCCATCTTAGCCACCTCTGCCTGAACCGCGCTGATTCATCACGCGAGCCATATTACGACCATGCTTCATCAGCATTTCGTTGGTCACACCGCCTTTAGCCATTTTCTTGGCTCCGGGGTGCATACGTGATTCGTGACCCTTAACCATTTTTTTAGCTTCGGTGTCAGCAATCTTTTTCACTTCGCCTTTGTCCATGTTCAACTCCTACGTAGTTACAACCGTTACTGTACCAAGTTCTACAGTTAACACCAAATTATTTGGGGTTAATCCTGCATCACTACCCTGAGACCCTCCGACGGGGTTCCATCCCCACTGGAAGATCCTACTTCCGCCCTCGTTAGTTCCAGTTCCACTTGGCCCCGTTCCACCGTTTACATTTGTTTGCAAACCGTTATTGCCGGACAAATAATAACTCCTGTCGGGCCGAGGATTCCTTAAACCTTGCGGATCATCAACCGGGAACATGCCCAACTGAGGCTGGGGATGATCAGGATCCCAGCATTCCGGACAAACGAGCAAATCATATTTCTTAAGCTTGATAATCTCCGTTTTAAGCACCTTAAGCTTAAACCTTTGACCACACCGATCACATTCGGCAATAGCGTGTTTGCCAGCGGCAAATCTGTTACCCACCGCTATCTCCCAATATACGTCTGTCTAGGCACCAAACGCAATGCGGCTTTTTCGTGGTCTTCGTATGCGGCTAACTCCCAAGCTTCGTCATATTGTTGCTTTAGAACTATCAGTCTTTCCATGCCGTTAGGCACTTTCATAGCGATTTGATACGCCAGACCAGCAGCCATACATGGAATAAACCGGAATGGCACGTCCATGACGTTTACACCGCCCCCGGCGTCTTGAGTTCTGCGCAGTCTCCAGTAAACGAATTGGTACTGTTGTGCGTTATCTGGTGTGGGCCACACGGTTATGGCGGGTACTTGTTGCCAATAAGCTATGGCATTGTCTGCGTGTGCGGCTGCGGTTGTGTTCTGTTGTCCACGGAAACAGTTGTACAAAACGTTTCCTTCAATGTATCCGTAATTGATGATTTCGGAGTCTATCTTGACAAACCCAGCAGCAGGTAGCCCGACGGTCGAATCAAGAGTAATCGTAGTAGCTGTACTTGTGATTGCCCCATCAAGAGTTAAGCCTGTTGGCGATGTCTGTCCGTTGTAACGCTGAATCCACACCTGAATGGGTCTGGCTTGCTGTATCTTGTTCGGAATCGTGGCATACGTACTAACACTAATTCGGGTGATGGTTAAATCAGCCTGAGTTGCAGTATTGTTAGCGCCTGTACGTATGACGTGTTCCAGCAGATCAATGGTGTCATTGGGCAAAGCATATGTGTTCTGTCCCTGAACAAAGTCAATTGTGCCCTGTTCAATCGTCCAAAGATTGATGCCTCGGTTTGCCCAGTCGGCAAACATAATGTTTAAACTGCGTCTGGCTGTACGGAGGTCGTAACCTGTACGGAGTTCAGAACCCGCCCGCTCAAATGCCTCCTCGACTAATTCAGTTAAGTCGAGGTTAAAAGCATTAGCGCCAGACGTGGTTGCCATTACAGTTTTTCTACGATTTCGTAAGCTCTAATTTCTGCTCTCAATCGAGCAATTTCTGCGTCCCGTTCTGCAAGTTTTTTCACTAGGCTGGCGCTGGTATCGCACATCATTGATACGCATTCCATACGTTCCTTGTGGTCTGCCGCCATCATCTCGTAAAGCTTTTCAGAGATTTCAAGTTGTTTCTGAATCCAACCATTCATTTCGTTCACCTCGCCGCCCACATGTTGTCAATCAAATTAGGATATGCCCGTCCAGCCCTACGTGCGCGGGACTTGGCTTGCGTTTTCCTATCCTCGGTTAACTCTTTAGGTTTGCCCAATTTCTTTGGGCGTTTCCTATCCCACACCTCGCCACCTTTAGCAAATTGCTCAAAGTCCGTGTCGTCGCGGCGAGCCTTTTTGGTTCCCTTTGGCATTTTCTTGGGGTTGATATCCCCCATACCGCGACTAGACATCATACAAATTTACCTTTTGTTTTGCCTTTTGTAGCGCATCCATCAGCACGTGAGGAGGCGGAACCACCCTTGGCCATTTTCTTGGTCGCGGGTTTTTCTACGGGTTTGTCTACAGGCTTCTTCTCTTCCTTTGGCTTTGAAGGAGTAAAGGTCGTGTCAGGTGTAGGCATGATTTTGTCATAGATGGTGCCAGCTTTTTCTGCGTACTCATCTTGCTTGACATCTTTGATCATCTGCTCTTTGGTAGCCATATCAATTCCTTAGCAGGCCATGCCGCCCTTGTTGAGCATCTTGCCTTTAGTTTTGCCCTTTTGAGCAATACCGTCAGCGCGTGAAGATGCTGAACCCATAGAAGGCTTGGCTGTTTTAACTGCGCCCATCTTGGTCATCCCACCCTTTTTCATGCCCTTAGCTTCAGCCATTTCATGTTTTATCATGGACTTAGGAGCGCCCTTCTTTTTCATGAAATCCATTTCTTTTTTGACCATTGCTTTAGATTCTTTCATTTCACCACCTTTAGAAAAAAGTTCGTTTTTACCCTGCCGAGTTTCAGGTTTGTTTATACGCTGCAAGTCGGCCCTTGAGCGCCCTTCCCCTTTAAACTTCATACCTTTATCGGCTTTACTAAAATCTTGTCCCACGGATTGTGGGACTCCGACTTTCTTGGCAAACGATGCATTGTGTGCAACGGCCTCCATGAAATTATGCTGCTTTTTGCTAGTACTCGGCATGGCTCAACACATCCTACCTTTAGTTTTTCCTCGTTGGGCTACGCCATCTGCGGAATCTACATATCCACCTTCAGCGCAGTTCCAAGCCCTCAAACTTTTGTTAATCCGGGAGTTTGGGTCTCTCGCGGTCTTCTCGCTGGTCAGCTTCTTCTTCATTCCACTCATCCTCGCGCAGAAAGAGTCGCGCCTTGAGCCGCCCTCGGGTTGAGGAGGCTTTAGCCCGGGCTTCCCCGGATTGGCTGCGTTGTAAGAAGCCCGACCTTTGGCGTTCAAGCCGCCCTTTGGGTTCTTGCCTTCTTTCCTCGTCCATGCTTCTGATTTAGCCATTACTGAATATGGTTTTCGATGAGAATTAGTTCAAAAAAGCCAGCCGCTTCATTGTTTGCCGCCCCGCCAATTGCTTCGCCTTGAATGCGAGTCTTTTCAGCAATTGAGAGAGGGTAGGGAAATGGTTGCGTTGAAATACTGTTATTGGTAACAATCAATGGGCCGGTGATGGCAATTCCATTTGTCCCAACAAAACGAGTTCTTGCAGTAATTAAACTGGTTCCAGTATCTTGAGCCAAACCAATTCGAGCAATCACCAAGTAGCCCGTGTAGCCAGCGGGTATTGTGTATTGGCTTGATGTTG